ACCTGTGCAAATCACATCAAATGTACAAAATATTATTGAATAATCTAGTATCTTCCATGTATAAATTTATAATCTTAAAGGATAACTCTCTATAACGGACATTATAGTAAAGAATTTTATAAATGTTATGATAACTTGATTTATATCAAGAACAAACACAATACATAACGGAAAGGTATTAGAATTTCAAACGTTATGTACCTCTTTTTACATAGAGGTCGGAAACACACGGTATAACCGTGTACCGATTGACAATACCAAGGCAAGTAGCTGGCGCCCTCAAGCTAAAGGGCGTTGTTTGCTTTCGGAATGATAAGCCAACTAAAAAATATCTCGAGATAAATGGAGGTGCGAGCACTCCCTCCATTTCTTTCGAGACATGTTCAGAACGGACTCGAGACTGCTACGCAGGGTTGAGATGAATGGGTGCGTAAAGATTTTTAGGGGACTGCGCCCGAGCTGTCGCTCTCCTGCTTTGTTGTCGTTGGCTGCGTACCGAAAGACATCGGAGTATGTTTAAAGGCAGAGAAATAAAAAGTCCCGAGGTTTGTAATACCTCGAGACAATCTTAAAGAGTAGTGAAAAATCGAACTAAAAGTACACAAATAATAAGTATAAAGGCAAATAAAAATAATGCACAATAAAACTTAATAATAAATTTTAAAATATCAAATACATTCATACTAATATAACGAACATAAAAGACATTTATTACATTAAGGTACTTTTTTAGACGTAGAATAATTAACCGAACCGCTGAAAGGCAACCATCCACTAAAGAAATTACGCATGACTTCACCGCTGTAATAGCTGAAGCTGTTACCGCTATGAAATTCCTTATCACGCTCGAGTTCAAATTTGTTACGGTCTGCATCAGTTTTGGCGCTGGTACGAGTCCAATACGAAGTAATAGCGCCATTGTAAGCAGTAGTAGCTGCAGCAGACGCAATTTTATCAGCGTAAGGAACTTTAGCAGCTTCGAGTTTATTAAGCGTTGCGGTGTACATAGCTTGTGCGCGTGCAGCTGCAGCAGAAGCATAAGAAGAAGCGGCAGAAGCCTTATTAGCTGCAATACGGCTGTCTTGTTCTTCCATGTCCTTTACGTAGCGCTCAAACTGATGTTCAGTAACAAACTGGGCTTGCTTTAGTTGTTCCTCATTGAGTTGTTTGGTAATACCTAGAATATCGGTTTTAATACCTTCCTGCTGGCGCTGGATGTCAGCAATCTTAGTTTGTATTTCAGCCTGCTTAGCATGTTCAGACTGCTCCGTGACATAAGAGGCGTGGGTATCCTTAAGACGCTGAAGTTGTTCCATACGTGTTTGGAAGTCTGCATCAGAGATTTTATTTTCCTTATGAAGCTGCTCAAGTTCAGCAATTTGGCGGTCAATCTCAAAAGCATTTTTGATATCCTGCGACTGCTGTTGACTACGAAGCAAAGCAGATTGAGCATCAGCAACTTTAGCAGTAGAATCTAAATTTTTAGCATCCAATAAAGATTGAAAAGACTTGGGCATGTTATTAGTATCTACAGAACCAAGACCAACAGAAACAGCTGGCTGGGTACCGACAGACTGAACAGAACCGTTAGAACCGAAAGCAGTATTATAACCTGCTTTTAACATACCTTGCTTCTGAATAGATGCAGCATCACCCATTAATTCACGTTGGCGGTTATAGGCATCCAAAGCATTTTGGTCGTTTAACTTATCTTGGTAGCGCATCATAGACTTACTGGAATGGCTACTAATAGAACCACCAATAAGAGAAGATAATGCACCATTAGCTAAGGACTGAACATTAGAACCGATAGCATTTAATAAAGCACCCATAATAGAAAGTTTTAAGGGTGCATAAAAATTTATGCACCCGATTAAAAATTAATTAGTAGTCACATTTGTAGTATTATTATCCGTAGACTCGCCGTAAGTTTCATAACTATCTGAAATAGGTTTCAAAAAGTTCTTAACCTTGAAATCAAAAACGGTCTGAACAATAAAATTTTCGGGGGAGTTGAATTCAGATGTAATATCACCCTCATCGTAGAACAATCGGTTGAAATTACCGATATTAGTTTTACCGTCAAGAACCTGCCAATTCGTTGAAGAATTTGGCGAGTTAGCAAAAGACAAGCCATCTATTTGAAACTCTGATTTACCTGTTTGGTAGACATTGCGAATGAAGTTATTATAAGGGATACGGTCAAGATAGTACGGCTGAAAATCACGCTTAAAAAAACCTAAATACATATCACCGTTTACAACATCCTTTTTGACTTTAAAGCCACTATAACGAGGAATAAAACCGAAAGACTTATCAGTAAATTCGCCACGCTTAGACGCAATGAAGTTATCACCAATGAGAGCACCACGGGGAGTTACTTCCATGCCAAGTGCATCAAAATCAGCTACAGGAATAGAATCCTTATCTATAGCGTACAAAGTTGGGTCAGTACCGACAAAGTCACGGACTTGTGGAACTATAACGGAAAACATAAAAAGATAGCCATGATATTTAGCATGAAAACTACAACCACTCTTATTAAATCCGATTCCTTTACCAGCATAGGCACCAAGATATTCGCCCTTATCCTCTGCACCTACATTGGCAGTGTCAGAAGTACTGAATACGTCTGAAATATCAATAGGAGAAGAAGTGGAAGATATAAAATTTGACTCTTCAAACAAAGTATTGACTACATCAGCTCCGTAATGTACACGAACCCAATCACTAATACGATAGCCTATAGCACTATCTTTAGCAACAAAGCGAGTAACACGTTTCAACAAATCTAAAGAAAGTTGAGTAAAAAAAGTGTTAGACCTCTGAACTTCAGTTTTTAATTGTGGTTGGTAATTTAACTCATTATTTGAAACAATTTCGTTAATTAGAGAACCATTACCCTCAAGCAAAGTTTTGCCGGAAATCGGAGATGTAGCATCATTATTTGGCTGATTACGATGCGCAGAAATGAAATTATCAGAATCAGTATAATATACATTACCCAAATCAGACATGAACATATTAAAATAGCTGTGACGATTGGAAAGAGCTGCAGTAGGATCAACGTTAACAAACATACCTAAACCGTAATCAATCTGGTAATTACTAATATAACGTATAAGAGCATAACAAGGAGTTGACTCAAAAGACTTTACACGAGTCAAGCCAAACGTATCAAAATACGTTTTATAATATGCTAACAAGGGAGCAAAAGAAATATATGTATTGTCTTCAAGCTGCAAACCATAACCAAGACCAACTAACTGCTTACGAAGACGGCGAACAAAGTTAGAATACTTGAAACAAATAAAAGCCATAGGAGTTTCAGAACCGGTAATTGTGTTATAAACCGGAACTATATAATCAGCAGAGAAAAAAGATACAGCACCCAAATGAGGAAAATGAACGGAATCATATCTCTCGGGCAACTTCATGTAGGCTTGCGGATGACTACCAATACCTACGTAAGCGTAAAACATTTCCAAAACAAGATTATACTGCTCTTTAGTAGATTCGTTACCTTGAATTAAAGAGGAATAAGTAGTATTGTCAGAATTAAGACCATAAATAGTATACATAGAACGCTGCAGCAAAAAATACTGCAAAAAATTATTAGAAGTATAAGGCATCTTTCGAGGTACAAAAGACTTTGTATCTGCAAAATAAGGTTTAGCAGAAAGAAGAGCCTCATGATAAGGAACAACATCGGCAATATTCACAAAGCGAACATAATTCTTCACGAACAAACGAGCAAACGAGGGCGTAGGCATAGGTGCAAGACGAACTAACTGACGATAATTTAACTTAACATCAGAACGAGGAAAAAGATACTGACACAACAAAGGTTGAACAGTACCGAAGTCCATTGTAGTATTATTATCAAAATCCATATTGTGGGTATAGCTTTTACTAAAAGCAGTACCGACTTTAATTTTACCAAAAGACATAGATTAAAAATTTAAAGGTTATCATTATTATTAGCATTATCGGACGAACGTGCAGGATTAGGAGTGTTATTAATAACATCATCAACGATATTATTTAACTTATCCTCAGTAGTACCGAGAACCTTAGAATTGACAGGGTTAAGAGGAACGCCAGCCTGCAAAAGGTCACTCAACTTATAATCAGACAAGTTGGGCAAGTCCTTTGTAAACTCCGAATTTGGTAGTTTTACAACTGAAGGAACTTCTACATCATCAACAATGGTTGTAGAAATAACTTCATCATAAACATCCAGCGGAGGAGGGCAGGAATAAGAAAATTTGTGATTTCTAAAAGCCATAAATAAATATTTTAAAGTTTAACATAATTTTACATCATAGCCAAAAACACCGTTTTTTTGTTTAACACGTGTTATTTGCTCACCTCGGCGCTTATATTCAGCAAGATTCATGCGAGCCAAATATATAGATAAATTGCGGTAAGTGTCCTCAAACTTAATGAAAGAAGTAAAAACCGAACTATCTAAACAAGTAGCAGGAATATCGGGAAATAGAGGAGTATTTAAAACAAATGTAGATAAATTAGCGTTATCATGCTTTAAAAGATAGACATTTTTCCACGATTCAATATTAAAAAACTCATCCATATCATAATCCATAGATTTGGCAAAAATACCTAATTGAGACGAATCAAACTGCTTTAAAAGGCAATGCCATAAAGCTTGCTTTTTGAAGTCTGAACGGACAAACAAAGTAGACAAATCGAAATGAAACATCTTAGATAAATCTTTATTGCCACGAACAAACAAAGCACGCTCATACATCTTCTGCATAGTACGCTCTACACGCATCTTGAAGGAATGCCAAAGCCACTCACAACCAAAAGGTGAAAGAAAACGCTCATAAACCTTTTTATGTGTCTTGATACTATAAAGGTCAACATGTTCATTAACGTACATAAGGCGATTTATAGCAGTATCCCAAAGCTTTACATACTTTTGCTGCAAGGGAGACCAAACACCAAAACGCAACAATTTTTGTATAGCAACAGTATCAGCATTTTTAAAAGCTCTTTCCACTGCAATAAACCCTAAATTATTAGACTTCCAAGAACGAGGACAAACGTAACGGAACTCGGGATAATCTTTATAGAAGTCATTAACATAAGGTATATCAAAATAAGCCAAATCTTTGCAAACATACTTACAAACGTACTTAGCGCCAGCTTTCTGCGACTTGAAACGAGGATCTCTATCACGCCCCTTATCGTCTATATACTTGCCGTTTTTGCGTTTCGGAAACATAAAACCAAGAGAACAAGCAGGCTTATAATGTCCTTTTTTGTCACGCTCATAAAGCCAACACCAAGCAGTACGGCACATTTCTACGAACTGAACATACTTAGAACCGTCACGTATCAAAAAAATACAATGATAGTGAGGACGTTTAGTAGTTTTACCGAACTCACTACAAACGAAATAACGGTAAAAATCAGTACCGAATTCACGCGACGAACGTACTTTAATACGATTCAGAAAAGCTGAAATATCAGAGGGGGAGAAGCACGGCACGGAAATGCCATTACGCTCAAAATGTGGCAAACAAGCATTGTTATATGTAAATGTTAGCATTAAACCGATACCACCATTCTTATACCACTCGGAAACCTCTAAACATAATCTATCCTCCCAGGTGCTTTTACGAGCATCACGACAATCTTCACAACGACCGCAAGGGACTTCATTAAAGCGTGAAGTAAGGAAAGGCGAGTAGTAACGTGCGTTACTTTGTATGGTGATAGGATTCAAACACATATTATTTAACTTTTATGGCAATATTGCCATCATGATGAATAAATGTAGTATCAACGGTGTAGATACGAGTAGTACCAAAAGAATCAGAATCATAACGAGCCGAGGCACAAGAAGAGAAAAACGCTACAATAGCCGAGCAAATGGCAACGAGGATAGCAATAAGTAGCTGCTTAAATGTTTTATTTTGCATACTTAGAAATTTTTTTGAATGTTAGAAACGAAAACAATTTTTCACGCTCAGGAATATCGCAATCAGTGGTAAAGCACAAAGAAATGTCACGAAGTATTTTGTTCTGAGTGCTCACACACATCTTGTTAACATCAGCAAGGGGGCAGAATGTTTCAAAATGCTGAAAAGGCAAATCAACACCGTTATAGTGATGAACTTCAACATCCAAAGGCGCAAGATGTCCGAGAACAGACGTAAGCGCTTGCAAATGAGCTTTAGTCAAACCACTCAACGACACTTTATAAGTGCCGTGAGTGCGACTACGAGAAATATGAGATTTAACCATAATATTAAGACAAATCTAAAGTTCTTTTAGACTTTAAAGGCTTGAATGTTTTAACATGTCTCCAACACATTTTATAAGTCTGCGACTCATCCAAGCCATAAAGAATAGTTTCACCGTCAAGAAGATACAGGCAACAGAAGTCCCAAAAAACATCCTCATAGTCTTTCGCATACATAAGACAGTCGTAAGAAGTAATTACCTCTACATTGTTAGCAGTAGTTACAAGTTTATACTTTTTGAATTTTCCCATAATACTTTATTTTATTATTTTTTTTGACAATGCAAAGGAAAGTAAAATATATCACATAACGGACATTATGATAAATATGCGTTTTATTTTTATAAAATCATTAATATTACCAATACACTTCTCTACTGATAACACATCAAGATATCGATAAATTGTCGACATCT